ACCATCGTCTCAACGGCAAGCTAGATAAAAATGGCAATCCAATTGTTAAGGCTGGATATGACCTCATAGTAAAGGAGACAGAAGCAGTCTCGCCATATAGGCAGAGACTCAAACTCACAAAAAAAGGTGAGGATCTTATGACGCAAATCAAATCAATTCTCTATGACTAGAGCAATGACATGGGGTGAATGTCTCGATTACACCCTGAAAAACAGAGACACTTGGAGAAATGGTGGAGGACGTAAGTCAGCCATGATTTATTCAGGCTATTTCACAAGGCTCAGAGGACTTACATTTCCTGCTGAGAAGATCCGTCAACCTGTCTTAACGCAGTGCATGGTTGAGCTAGAAGAAGAAGGATTAATGAAAGCAACCATTAATCGTTTCATCTCTGCTGTCTCAACTGTCTTAAATTTCTGCAAGGAAGAAGAGCTGATTGACTTCACACCACCTAAGTTCAAACGACTGAAGGAGGATGACGCAATTCGTTATGCCTTTACCAAGGATCAGGTACATGAAATCGTACGCATTGCACGTGAGGAGTTTTACAATGACAACCTCGCGGACATCGTGATTGCTGCTGCCTATACAGGCATGAGGCAAGCGGATTTATTAAAGTTAAAGGCTAAAGATGTTGATCTTCAGTTCAACTTAATCCATGTAGGTGGTCGTAAGGACAACCGTACAAAGTCAGGGAATTATAGAACAATTCCTATCCACACTCATCTCTTGCCGATATTAACAACTCGGCTTGAATATGCAGCTCCAAATGTATGTATTTTTGGGGATGATTGGAACAACCGTCATCAACTTCTTAATCAATTTAAGAACATTACCCAAAAGTATATGAAATTAGAAGATGGATATTGTTTCCATTCATTGAGACATAGTTTCGCAATGTTCCATGTGCGCGGTGGTACTAACTTCCGTACATTAATGGATTTATTGGGACATAAAAGCATCGTCACAACTCTCAAATATCAGAAGGTAGATGATGAAGGTCGTGCTAACGCAATGACGAATATATAGTATCCAGCTGATCCACCAACCATGTTTTCCAACGAAGTCACTAGGTTTATAAAACCGCTTTTCGGCCATGCGCTAGATTATGATCGTTCAGATCACCTAGCCCACCTGGCGGAATTGGTAGACGCGCTGGTTTTAGGTTCTTGGTGATCCACGATACACACTGGTAGAGGTCAGGGTCAAAAGCCTTGGCCTCATTTTATTTGTATAGATATACACTTACGTATAGATTAAATCTTAACGACTAGCGCACTTTTTTTTATGCCAACACCTGCTCAAATTGAGGAGCAATTTATATTAGAACAGGAGCAAATTACATTAGGAAAAGAAAAACTTCATAAGCAAATAAAAGATCTTGAAGAGAAATCTTACGCTTCTGCTTCTATATATGGTTCCTCATGTATCCAATCAATACTGTTACCAATTATTGATGAGATTAACAAAACTAAACATAAAATAAGAGAAGGTCAAAATGGAAAAGACTTTAAGGAAATCTATCCTTATTTAGATAAAATTAGTGAAGAATCTGCAGCTTTAATCACATGTAAGGTTGTATTTGACAAAGTATTTAGCACTAAAGATGGAGAAAGCCATACAAATAAAGTAGTTAAAGCTATTGGGCTTGCGTTAGAAGCTGACTCTCAATTACTCCACTACAAGGAGACAGTTCCTGGCTTGTTGAACTGGATTCAGAAAAAATATTGGCATGAATCATCAGGTACTCAGCAAAAGTTAAAAGATGTAAAGGTAAAGATGGGTCATTTTGAGATTGATACTTGGACTCAATGGTCAAGCAAAACTCATGTGAAGCTTGGAGGTTACCTCCTCGGTTGTGTCATGAGAGCAACACATTGGTTTCAAGAAGGTCACAAAAAGATTGGTCGCAAAAACCATTCAATTGTTGAACCCACTCCTGAATTCTTAGAAAAAAAAGATGAGCTGATTTATATCGCTGAATTATTCTCCCCTTTACTGTATCCAATGTTCATTTCTCCTAAGCCTTGGGGTTATCGGACTGAATTTGATGGTGAGAACATCACAAAGCACGTAAAGCATGGTGGCTACTACACAAATGGCTTGATGCGTGGTCACGAGATGGTCAGGCGAGGCGAGTCTACGCTTATACAGGGGGATAAGATTCCAGAGTTTTTAAATAAAATTCAGGAAGTCGGATACCGTGTAAATCATTTCAGTTACAACGTCGCCAAAGAATTAGAGAAGAGTAGGCGAGCAGTAGGAAAGTTTATTCCTATTGTTGAATGTCCAGTCCCCCCTAAACCTGTTGATATAAACGAAAGTGAAGCGAGTTTAAAAGAGTGGAAAGGTAAAGCCAAAGAAGCTCACAATAAAAATGCTCAAGCTTTTAGGAAGTCAGTCAGAACAAGACAGACACTGAAAGCAGCAGAGAAGTTTAAAGATCGAGAACGATTCTTTAATCCACATTCCTGCGATTACAGGGGAAGAGCATATCCCATTGCTTCATACTTAACTCAACAAACTGATGACTTTGGTAAGAGTCTTTTACTCTTTGCTGATGAGTCAGTAGTTAATGATGATGCTAAGTACTGGATAAAATTCCAAGTATCAACAACATATGGAAACGGGTTAGATAAAGATACCTTAGAAGCTAGACAACAATGGGCTGATGAGAATACCAATCTAATTAGTCGGATAGCTGAAGATCCAATAGGTACTGTCCCTGAATGGGAAGTGGCTGAGGAACCATGGTGTTTCTTGGTTGCTTGTTGGGAGATGTACAACTGTGTAATTAAAGAAACTAAGAAGACTACATCATTGCCGATTGCTATCGACGCAACATGTTCTGGCTTACAGATTTTGTCTTTGCTCTGCAAGGATGAGAAGACTGCAAGATTAGTTAATGTCACTAAATCAGATCGACCTCAAGATGCCTATAAAGAAGTAGCTGATGAAGCTAGGTCTAGCTGTCCTGAACACCTCCAACCTCATATAGATAGGAAGGTGACTAAGAGAAGCGTCATGACAATTTGCTATTCAGCAAAAAAATTCAGCAACCGTAGGTACATCAAAGAGGCTTTAAAAGATAAAGGTATTGAGATTAGTAAGGAAGATTTAAGTCAAACAGTTAACGCAGTTAGAGATGCAATGAATACTATTGTTCCTGGTCCTATGAGGGTCATGAATTATATAGAGAAGGAGGTAGTTAAAGCGTTAAAGGCTGGTAGAAAATACCTTGAATGGACTACACCATCTGGTTTTACAGTTCATCAAGAGATAATGGCTTTTGATAAGAAGCACCCAGACAGAATAAGATTACAACTCATGGGTGAATGTACTTTACAGTTAAACAAACTAACTGATAACCCAAACATAGCTAGACATAAGTCAGCTACCATGCCAAATCTTATCCATTCGCTTGATGCTTCACTCTTGCATCTAACCGTACAAGAATGGGATAAACCTATTGGTCTTATACATGACTCTGTTTTATGTAGAGCAACCGATATGCCTGAGCTATGGATATTAATCCGTAAAACATGTAACAAGTTATTCGCGGAGAATGACTACTTAAAATCTTTTGCTGAACAGATAGGAGCAGAAGATGAACCACCGATTATAGGAGACTTAAAACCAGAATCCGTAATTGAATCCACTTACTTTTTTTGTTAATGAGAAACATCCACGTCACACCTGAGCCCGTAGTATTAGAGGGTTATCAGGCTGTAATGAAGCCGAGTCAATACGGCTATAGCTTACGAGCTTTAGTTGGTAAAGACATGATAGATAAGTTAGAAGAAGAAAGAGTTGATTGTCTTAAGTGGGCTGAGTCAAAGCTCAAGAACCCAAAGAGATCATCACTAAAACCTGAGCCTTGGGAGGAGGTGTCTGATGGAAAATACATCATTAAGTTCTCATGGAGTGAGGACAAAAGACCACCAGTGGTCGATACAGAAGGTACTCCTATTAGTGACCCTAATACTCCTCTCTATTCAGGATCTACTGTTAAGCTAGGGTTCATACAGAAGCCTTATCTACTACGAGATAACATTTCATATGGTACGTCTCTAAAGCTCTCTGGAGTCCAAGTAGTGACCGTTCAAGGAGGTGCTGGAGTTGATACAGGAGACTTAGATCAAGAGGAAGTATCAGAGTTATTCGGTAAGACAAATGGCTTTAAAGCTAGTGAGCCTAATGTTGAGGCAGTTGGCACACCTAGCTCAGTAGAAATAGATAATGACTTCTAATGTTCAGGTCTCAACTTGAAGAGAAGGTATCAGATCTTCTATGTGAGTTAGGTATAGATTATGAATATGAACCAACTAAAGTTCCTTATCAAATACAACATAATTATACACCTGACTTTCTCTTGCCTAATGGTGTCTACTTAGAAGTCAAAGGGTACTTTGATTCTGACAGTAGAAGGAAGATGAAAGCAGTAAAGCAACAGAACCCTGACTTAGATATTCGTATGGTCTTTCAAAGTCCATTCAATACATTAACTAAGAAATCTAAAACTACTTACGCCAAGTGGTGCGAGAAGCACGATATACCTTGGACCTCTTGGCACAACATACCACTGGAATGGCTCATATAGAGAGCGAACACGTTAGACATATGCCTTGTGATTCGTGTGGTTCATCAGACGGTAATTCTCTTTACTCTGATGGACACACGTATTGCTTTGTATGTCACGCCCGTACCTCTGGGAATGAGGAAAATACACACACTTATCAAATGTCTACACATGTACAACTCAAAGGATCAGCCATACGGTTGCAGCGACGAGGTATTTCAGAGAAGACAACGCAGTTCTACAAGATCTACAAAGACGGAGAACTTCTACGCTTCCCTTATTACACAGGCGACGGAATACTTCAAGGAGTCAAAGTAAAGACTAAAGATAAAGACTTTTATTATGAAGGGATATCTACCGATACTCTTTTTGGTCAGCATTTATTTCCTAGTACTGGTAAAAGGATCCATGTTTATGAAGGTGAGCTAGATGCTGCTAGTGGGTATGAATGTATGCCTACTTGGCCACACGTCTCATTACCACATGGAGCAGCTAGTGCTAAAAAAGATATTCAAAAACAAATCCCTCTCTTTCAAAACTATCAAGAAATTGTACTCTTCTTTGACAATGATGCTGCTGGAAGAAAAGCAGCGGAAGATGCTGCATCAGTACTACCACCTGGGAAGGTCAAGATCGCAAGGCTTGAAGATTACAAAGATGCTTCAGAAGCTCTACAAGAAAATGATAGAGACGCGATAAGAAAAGCGATATGGGATGCCAAACCTTATCAACCTGACGGAATAGTAGATGCAAAGACACTACTAAAAGAAGTCACCACCCCACAGAAAGAATCAGATCATGACTACCCCTACGAAGGACTCAACAAGAAGTTACGAGGGATACGGTATGGATCACTTGTCACATTTACTAGCGGCACTGGTCAAGGAAAATCAAGTATCACTCGTGAAATTGCAACTCATCTCCTCAACAAAGGGGAACGGGGTGGGTTCTTGGACCTTGAAGCAAGTAATAGACAAACAGCTTTAGGTCTTATGTCTACTGCTGTAGGCAAAGCATTACATATTGGAGAACACAGTGAAGACGAACTCAAAAAACATTTTCATAATTCCATTGCTAATTGGAATCTCTACATGTTTGATGGCTTTGGTAGTTTTGATCCAGACGTGGTTTACAATCGGATCGAATACCTTGCCAGTGGATTGGAGTGTCGTGTTGTATTCCTAGATCATTTATCCATACTACTTAGTGGTCTTGATGGCGATGAACGTCGCATGATTGATCAAACAATGACTAGGTTAAGGAGTTTAGTTGAACGTACAGGTATAACTTTATTTCTAGTAAGCCACTTAAGAAGATCTAGTAATGATAGAAAATCTCATGAAGAAGGAGGTCGAGTTTCCTTGTCGCAACTTAGGGGATCTCATAGTATTTCTCAAATATCAGATGCGGTCATTGGACTTGAACGGGACCAACAGTCCACAGAGGGAAGAAGCGATACAACTCTTAGAGTCCTTAAAAACCGTTATTCAGGCGAGACAGGCATAGCTTGCACACTTACATATGACTTATCCAACTGCAGATTTAGTGAGAATGAAACTTCGGAACCATCCTTTCTACGTGGAACCAGCGAAACCACGGATTTTTGAAGAAAGTGAATACGAACACCCATGGTACAAACACGTAAACAAACCAACGCCACCTACAGAGGAGGCAAAAAAGAAAGCTCAGTTTAAAGATAAAACATATACGTGGCAAAAGAAGAAATGACACTTGTATTTGACCTTGAAACCAATGGTCTCTTACATGATCTGACACGCATTCATTGCCTAGCGATATATGACTCTACAACTGATAAAGTAGAAACTTACAACGATGAAAAGAACAATAAATATTCCATCTCTGAGGGTATTGGTAGATTACTTGTTGCTGACACGCTTGTTGGTCATAACATTATTGGTTTTGACCTCGCGGCTCTTAGCAACTTATATAACTATTTCACTCCCACTGCTCGCATTGTTGACACTCTTCTTCTATCACGTCTATACCACCCACATATCTATGATATAGACCATAAGCATAAGTGGAGACATATGCCACTACAGCTTTATGGAAGACATTCACTTGAATCCTATGGTTACAGATTAGGAGAGTATAAAGGAGATTTTGGAAAGACGAGTGACTGGTCTGAGTGGAGTCAAGAGATGGAAGATTATTGCGCTCAAGACGTTGTTGTAACAAAGAAATTATGCGACCACTTTCACCCCTACCTGACTGGGTTGCGTTAGAGCACTCAGTCGCACAAATACTTACAGAACAGGAATTACATGGATGGTATTTTGATGAACGCTCTGCATGGAAACTTGAATCGACTCTCCGAAAAGAATTGGAAGAGCTTACTGAAGTACTTCGAAACAGGCATCCTTACGTTGCAGGATCAGTATTTAATCCTAAACGAAATAATCGGACCCAAGGCTATGTCGCTGGTGCTGAA